TCCAAAAAATTAATTATTTTCTCTTTATCAGTTAGTCCTACTTTTTTAATAAGATCATCAAGAGTTACATATAAAGAATCCGTATCAGAAGCTAAAACATAATCTTTATCTTCAGTTTCTAACACTTTATTTAAATATTTATTTACTTCATTTTCAGCCCAACGAATAGACAACTGACCAGCAACAGAAACTGCTTCAGCATTTCTTACATCATAAAATCGAAACCATTCATTCCCAAGAGCGCCATAAGCAGAATTAAGAGCAATCTTGAGATTCATCTGCATATTAAAATATTGAGATAGTTTATTAGAATCAGCATTTCTTCCCTTCTTCTGCTCTTCAAACAACAATTTCTTATATCTTACACGGTCATTATACATTTTCTCCATGAGAGCAGGAAGAAATCCTTGCTTGTCTCTTGAATAAAGAGATCCATTCGGAGTCATGGTTTGATTTTTTTCTTTCAAAAAAGATGTATCAAACTCTTCATTTAACATAGCATCAACACCTGGAGTCTTATGCATACCTTGAAGAGTTTCAGGTGATATATTATACTGCATAATCAAATGCGGATACAAACTATTTAAATCAAATGAAACTACCCAATTATGTCGACCAATAATAGGATCTTTTACATAAGCCCCCTCATATCCTTGACCTCTAGTCTTTTTCTTTTGTGGAATTACAATGTTCAATCTTTTTAAGTGGCTATAAATAATCGCATCCCACATTCGAGTTTGAGCAAATATATCATTATAATTACAATGAGAAAGATATGCCAAAGAAATAACCATTTCCATGAGTTTCATCTTTGCTTCAAGTCTTTCAACCAACTCCACATCTTTGATATTATACTCAATAAACTTTTGAAAATCTAATCTATACAATTCATGTAAAGTATCATATTCAGAATAATCAAGTTTAGCTTCACCAAGTTCTACATAAGCAATATGTCCTAGAGTGTAAGACTCTTGATTAACATAAATGAATTTCTTATAAGTATCCATGTAATCTACAATAGACAATCCAGATAATTCATATGCCTGTGTTTCTTTTCCACCTACACCAAATATTTTATTTTCTTTGATATATCCCCAAGGAGACAACTTCTTCATTTGTTTTTCGCCAAATAGGCGATTAATTCTATTAACCAAATATGGAATATCAAAAAATCGAGTATTCCAACCAGTAATAATATCTGGATAATTTTTACTCCAATCAGAAAGAAACCTTTCTAGTAATGCTTTCTCATCCGAACATTTAATGTATTCTACTTTTTCTTCTTTGTTAATAAAATCACCACAACCATAAACCAAAAATCGATTTCCCATTTTAATTGATATGGCAGTAACTTCTTCTACAGCAGGTCCTGGTTCTGGAAATCCATTTTCAGAAGCAACTTCAATATCAATAATTGCAATTCTGATCTTGGAGTAATCATAATTGATCATCTCTTCTGGATATTTGTCACAAATATAAGCATACTGAAACATAGTCATGCCATAGATATCAAATCCTTCAACATCTCTATATTTTTGAATGGAGTTCTTTGTTTCTTTGATGGAGCCCCATTGAATAGAATCTACTGGAGTGCCGTCAAGTGTGTTCCACTTGGAAGATTTTTGGGTAGGAATAAAAAGCGTGGGTTTATAGTCTTCTCTGTGAGAGAAGGGGTTGCCTTGATCATCTATTCCTCTTTCAAGGATATAATCACCAAGACATTGCACATTAGTATAAAACATTAATAATATTTTTGATAAGGAATTTTTAAGTTGTCAAATGTATTATAACACCATTTGATCTGTTTGTCAATCCACGACTTGCCAAAATATGCACCAACTAAAAATAATATTTGGAGATATATTTTGAGTATGATCCCTATCAGAAAATTAATTAATTTTTTCAAGCTGCTCCTTATGGAAGAAGACCTTTCTTGTAATGTGTCTTTCCATTGACTCTTAGAGCGGTTAGCTCTGAACCTCGATTAGTATCATCCTTTTTATAAGAACAATGTACCCAACCGCTGTGGGGGTCTTTACCATCATAAAATTCTAAAATAAGTTGATCAAATACTAAATTTTTAGAAATCCATTTTGCGATATCTGGATTTGAAATTCTACTTGATTCAAAATCTGCCGCTTCTCCGTTACAATGCTGACTTGTTTTAGAACCGCCAACTGCTTTATTTAATGCCGGAGAACGATAGCCGCTGTTGATACGAATTGGTCCAAATTCTTCTCTTACTGGTTGTAAAATGAAATTACAAAGATTAACCAAATTAATAACGTGTTCCCTTGTTGCATCATTTGAAATACCTAATCTGTCTGCAGTCGAACTTTTTATCATTTCTTGATATGCAAAATTCTTTGTCAAGTATCCATTATATGTTGACATTATCTTCCCTATGATTTCATTACTTCGACTGATCCAGTGCTAGGATCATATTTAATTTTAATACTTAATTCTATAGGTAATATTTTCCCATCTTTCATGGAGATAGGAAGTTTACCTTCTACGGCGCCCATTAATGCATCTTTAGCAGTTGTGAAAGTATGTGAAGGATCAGATTTTACGACTTTATCTAATTCCTTTTTTGCACTATCTGGAAGTATATCATCTATCATTCTTTCCACATGATCTTTTGCTAAATCTTGAGCCTTATCCATTACAAGACCAGAAATAACATTAAACAGTAATAAAGGTAACATAATAATCCTTTATATTATTTAAAATTCAAAATCATAAGGAGCAGTGTTATATTGATCCCATAATTCCTTAAATGTTGAATTATCACTTCGAGCGTCTCCAGGAATTCTTCCTCTTTCAATCATCATTTCTCTAAACAATTCTACTCCCTGAGATCCTTTACCCATCGGAAAAGCAGCATTTGTTTTATCTAATTTTCCACCAGCAGCAAGAGCACCTTTCCATGCGTGGCCAAGTCTTTCTGCAGAGCTCATTTCTTTTTCAGCTTTTTTGACAACTCTAGAAACTTGAGATTTTAGGTTGGACATTCCTTTTTGTTTTTTTGCCATTATTCCTCCATTAATGAATTAATTGTTAGTGACTTATTATATTTATATATAAAATTCTCCCAATCCATGTTGACCACAAATTGGGAGAACTAATTATAATATATACATAATAAAAGAATTATCCTTTAATCACATCACCACTTCCAATAGTAATTAATCTAGGTTTCTTCTCTTCGGGAATCACTTTCTCAAGATTAATGACTAACATGCCATCCTTAAGATCTGCTCCCTTTACAAAAATATCATCGGAAAGTGTCCAACATCGAAGAAAGGATCGCCTGGCGATTCCTTTGTGTACATAAGAATCCTCAGAATCCAATTCCGTATTTTCTTCAAGTTTCTTTGAACGGACAGTGAGAGTACCTTCTGTAAGTTCAACCTCAATATCATCTTTTGAGAAGCCAGCAAGGGCAATCTCAATGACATATTGAGCTTCGTTGATTTTCCTAATATTGTATGGTGGATACCCCGAATCGCGAGTAGTGTCCATATCAAAAAAACGATCAAAAATTGAATCGAATCCTACAGAGAATCCCATCATTTTTTGAAGGTCTTGGGGTGTAAACGCAGAGTGTCGTGCTAATTGAAACATAATGCCTCCTTATATAAGCAAGGTTAAAAATAATCCCGACCCATAGCACATGGCATCGGGGTAGTTAATACGAGGTCATCACTATGATGCACCTCAATCACGCCAACCCTCTCCTTTCAGAAGATGTTGACAGCGATGTTTGAAAACTATCCAAATTAGCTTAGTCAACGAATCTGCAGTATAATTTCCAGATTCTTTGACTAACAACTTGTATCTAGCTTCCATAAAATCCTCATCAATTATCCAATTTGTGTCATGAAATTCATTCATAAGCAAAAATAATAAAGGGCGATTCCTCACCCTTTATTACATTATAACATATTTATATAGGGTTGTCAAGTATTTACTTTTTAGAGTAAATACCCCACAAAACCCAAATTGCTACCAGGCCTACTAGACCTTCAGACCCCAAAGATTTTACAAGACCAGTTACCGAACCAACGACATCAAGGCCGAAGAAAGGAACAGCTGCTCCGAAAAGAATTTGAAGAACTACGCCCAATGCGATTAACGCAAGACCAGCTTCTGTAAGACTGCGAATCCAGCCTGTTGCTTTTTCTAACATGAGAAAAACTCCTATATGTGTTTTAGTTGCGACTATATAACTTTTCTGTTATGTGCCGGTGGAACCAAACCCACCATCTCTTTCCGTTTTTCGAGTTGGTGGTTTTTTGATATGTTTAAAACCATGATAAACCTTTTCTACCAACTCACCCTGACAAATTCTATCTCCGTTATTTATGGTTTTCGGAGCCTGTGATATATTTGTCATTATGATAAAAATAGGATCTACATAATCCCAATCGATGATTCCCTCGCAATTAGTTAGATATAAACCATAATTATATACTAAACCTGATCGCGAATGTAATCGAACTGAATATCCCTCGGGAATATCCAGAATCAATCCAGTAGGAACCAATACTCTTTCCATAGAAAAAATTTGAAGAGTTCCATTCTTCAAAGGTCTTTCGATCTCACGGTCTAATGTGTCTTGACGAACTTTATATCGTTCAATTCCGCTGAGACACGCATGAAGATCGAAACATGCTGACCCCTTTGTTGCAAAAAATGGGTCTTTAGCATCTGAATGTAATTTATAATATTTCAACGGATCATAACTAGATTTACTCATCTTCTATTTTTTTACTTCCAATGTTATATTTAGCGGTTAATTCCCATAGCTCTTTCTCTTTAAAAGCAAGAATTTTCAATTGATTCAAAGGAACAACTAATTCTGAAATTTCTTCTGGATTAACCAATTTAATTAATTCCCATTCAGCTAAAAGATTAGCAATGGTATTTCTTCGTGCTTGATCGTTTTCGGAAAAATTAGTTGGTTTTCCATCTAAAGCAAAAAGTTCTTTAAAATGTACAATGAAATATCGTCCTTGTTTATGTAAAATGTGACAGGACTGATATAAAATTTTATCTTTGCGGGAAGCGACTCCAATTCGTGTTAGTGTTTCTCTTACTTTTAAAAAATCATCAGGTTCGTTGAGAAGACACTCCACCATAGTATCCATATCTACTGTCATTTTTCCACTCCACCTATGTCTAGTTTTTGCTTAATATGCTCAAGTTGGTCTACGGAGAGAATTTCCAGAGCATTTTTAGCCTTTTCATTACTAAATTCATAATACTCCTTGACAATATCTATGTTGTCAATTTTCTCAGGCTTGAGCCACTGTGACCACCGCTTTCGTGGTCTAATATTATTTAGTAAATAATCAAATTGGAGTTTGTTATCGAGATGATAATTCCTGTTCATCTCGTTTGCTTGGAAGACAGTATCTACAAAGAAACTTAATGCTCGATTGACCATGTATGGAGTATAACCTTTCTCCGCATGCACATCGACCATTAAGTTTTCTTTGGTATG